AACTAACAGAAAAGATTGCTGAGTTATTGAATATGGATTGTAAATGTGATGATCGCCAAGAATGGTTAAATGATAAAACCAAAGATTGGCCAATATATAAACAGAAAGAACAAAAATGAAAAATTTAAGTAAAGAACAAGTATTAGGAGTAATCAGACATACATTAACGTTTGCTGGTGGTATTATATTAGCACAAGGTTTTGTAGATCAAGCAACATTGGATACTATAATTGGTAGCGCTATTACGTTGATAGGTGCAATTTGGTCAGTATTATCAAAAAGAAAAGCATAATTATGAAACCAACCAATTACATGTTTTTTCAGAATCTAAAAACAATTCATCATGCAATTGGTGAATTATTAGAAATGGATCCACACAAAGTAGATCAGTTATTAAATGATGGTCATGCATGGGCTGTAGATCATATAGCTACATCTGCAGATGATGTTGAAGAAGTATATCATTTTTTAGAAAGTCACTGTGGGTGTGATCATTCAGATGAATACAATTCACAAAGACCACAATTCGTTCCAGTAGATTTTAAAAACCATTTACGTGGTATGGTAGATGAACGTATCGAACACCGAGATGGAAAATGGGTTGTTAAGCCATCTAAAGGTAATCATGTATTAGGAACACATCCTACTAAAAAAGCTGCACTTAAACAATTAGCTGCGATTGAAATTTCAAAACAAAAAAAATAATAAATGTCATTTTTAAATAGTAATATACCGACTATTACTTGTTATATTCGTAATGAGTTTTTATTCAATCACGAAACAGGACATGGTGAATTTACATTAGCTGATGTGCATAGTGTAGCATCTATAGAAAAACGAACTCCATTATTTGAAGCTTTTTTAGAAAATGGAGTTAATTGGACTAGAAGACCGATACATGCATTTGTTTGGAAAAAAGATGCAGAGAAATTACCATTAACGGAACATGTATATTGGGACTGTTTTAGTTCGTATATTGATGTGCATGTTCGAGAAAGATTAGCTGGACTACGAGCTGATTTAATATCATTATCTGGTGTTAAACGACAAGGAACATATCTTTTTACATTGGATTGGTCACATGCAGATCGTAACATGTTAGATACCAATTTCTCAGAAACACCTGAACATAAATGTGGTCATGTATTTAAAATGGATAATGGTAACTATTTTATATATCCTAACAACAGAATCATATGGATGGATAAGGCATGGACATATAATCGAATAGATAAAAATCCTGGATATAAAATAGATATGTCAATTTATAGTGTAGAAAATCATTATGGATATGAAACTGATTATTCTTATATGACAGAATTTAAACCGGATAACAAATCTAAATAATATTTATTAATAAAATTAATTATCATGATAAAGTTAAAATCTATATTGTTGGAACAAGCTGTTAATTCGAAACTAGCAAATGTTATTAAAGGTTTTGAAAACAACAAAAATTATAAACCAGGAGGATGGGATCCTATTAAAAAGCGTTGGTTTCAACATCCAAGTCCAGAAGGAGGTAATCCAACTATTGCATATGGTCACAAATTAACTGATTCCGAAGTGGCAACTAATAGATTTGTTAATGGTCTTACTGATGCAGAGGCAAATGCTTTATTACAACATGATATGCGAGATGCTGAGGCAAAAGCAAAACGATTAGTTAAATCATATGATACATTACCAATTGAAACAAAACAAGCTCTTATCAATGCATGTTATCGAGGAGAATTGGGTACTGAGAAGACACCTGCTACATTAAAATTAATGAATGCCGGTAAATGGGAAGCAGCTGCTCGTGAATATTTAAATCATGAAGAATATAAATCAGCTGATATCGATTCAACTGTTAAACGAAGAATGGATTGGAATGCTTCAAGATTTGGTAAAGTATCAAAAATTAAAGAACCGGTTAAGTCAACTGAAGCTGATAATATGGTTGGTAAATTATTATATCCTAGATTAACTCCGGAATATGATTATGCAACTGTTAGAACATCGCCTATGGTAAATACTGGTATAATAAACAACGAACAAACAAAGATATATTGGCCAGAATCAATTGGAGCTGTTATTGCCACTAAACAAGTTGATGATAAAACATGGTATCAAGTTAAATTACCTAAGAATGTAGGAAATGGAACGGGACTAGGTTGGGTACGTTCAGATGTTGTAACTACTGACAAAAATGCTAAGTATGAGTAATATTTGGATATTGTAATAAAATTTATTATAATATAAATAAAAAGGGCTATGGTGAAAGAGAATTATATAGATGATGTATTTATGAGTGTTGTTGATCATATGACAACAGATAAATGGCAATGGCCTGATAATTGGGATACTCAAAGAAAACTAGATTTTGTAGATCATAGTATCAAATGGGCTGAGGAAAGAGAATATTACGAACAATGTGCTATATTACAAAATGTCAGAAAAACCATCATCGAATAAAAAAGGCAAATATCAAGTAATATTGCTAGATAACAATCATAGTACATTTGATCATGTTATTGAATGTCTTATGGAAATTTGTGGTCATAACTACTACCAAGCAGGTCAATGTGCTACAATAACTCATAACAATGGTCGTTGTTCCGTGTTTGTTGATTCATATGATGAATGTATGGATGTATTCAATGAATTATTAGATGAAGATATAAAATCGGTAATACAAAAATATAAAACAGTTCGAAATGACAAAAATGTTACTAAATAAGTTTCGTGATATACGAATTGGATTCTTACATGCAGCATATCATCGCAATTTAAAAAAAGCAGTTTATATTCATGAAAATGGTGATAAAACTCAAGAAGATATAGTTCAATTTAAAAAATACATATATCGAGCAGAAGATGCTTGGCGTAAAATGGTTATATTAAAAGAAAAACAAAAATAAGTTATGGGTAAAAAATCAGCACACTTTGGTGAATCTCCAAAAGATCGTTCAATTAACATTATGGATAAATTCATATCCAGAAATACAGCACAAGCAAAACATAAACCAACGTTGTCAGCTCGTAGAAAGGATCCTAATATTCCTATTCATATGTGGCCATTGAAAGATCAATTAGAATATTGGGACAATCGTACAGAAGATGATGAATTCAAATCTACATATAAAACATATGCAACTTGGTATGAAGATGTAAAATCAACATCATCAGTTTATCATGCTACATTCATAACAATGACTCATGATAAAAAAGAATATATGCATAAATTATACAATGAATGTACTTGGCCAAAAGCAGCTGTTAGAGAATTGCAAAAGATAGGAGTATATTAATGGAACCAGAATCAAAACCAGAATATAAGTATGTATATGGTATTGGTAAACAACCGTTAAATATATCTGAGACAGAATTACGTTATGCAATTGAAAATACAAAATCAAATGCAGAAGCGGCTAGATTTCTTAAGATATCATTTACTAGTTATAAGAAATATGCAAAGTTATACATAGATCGAGATACCAATCAGACATTGTATGATTTGCATAAAAATCAAGCTGGTGTTGGAATAAAAAAAGATGTATTAGCTGGAGTAAATGGACCATATTCAATCGATGCTATATTAGAAGGAAAACATCCAAATTATCCTAAATGGAAGCTTCGTAACAGATTGTTACAATTAGGTATGTTGGCTGAACAATGTAATTGTTGTGGATATTCAGAACGACGCATCACAGATGATACGGTTCCACTGATGTTGGATACAATTGATGGCAATGAAACTAATCTGTGTTTTGAAAATTTACAAATGCTTTGTTTGAATTGTTACTATCAACAAACCGGTAATCCATTCAATAAGGATCGAGAGACATTTTGGAATTATAATTTAATAGATTGATATATATTATATATAACAAGGAAATACATATGAATTATATTGACGAATCAGATCCATGTTGGGATAATTATGAAATGATAGGAATGAAAACAAAAAATGGTCGTAAAGTGCCTAATTGTGTACCTATCAAAGAAGCTGATGAATATTGTCCACAATGTTTAATAGAATACATTGAACGTAGTGTTAATGAAAATGAATTCATTAACATCGTACAACCTGGACTGAATGAAGCAGAATATCAAGGCCGAAAAGTTAAGCTAGGTAAACCTATGCGCGGCGATGTTAAAAAATTCAAAGTGTATGTTAAGAATGCAGAAGGCAATGTAGTTAAAGTTAATTTCGGGCATGGTGGTACTTCGGCAAAGAGAGCTGGACAAAAAACAATGCGTATCAAAAAAAGTAATCCGGCACGAAGAAGAAGTTTTAGAGCAAGACATAACTGTGAAAATCCAGGACCTCGTACAAAAGCTAGATATTGGTCATGCCGAGCTTGGTAATAACTTTATAATATATTGATATGATTACACTAACTACATTGTTAATCGAAGGCCGATATGATTCAATCGTAACAAATTTATCAAATAAAATACTATCGGTATTTAAAGATAGTTTGGCTTCAACAACAGATCCACGTGGAAAGTTTGCTGGTGAACAGATATATTTTAAATCTAAATCTGATGCTCCTGATATCAATGGAGATGATTATAAACATGTATGGTTCCTTGAAGTTGAAAACAAAGAAATTCCATTGGATTTTTATTTAGAATTGAGAATACAATGGATTAATGGTTTAAATATCAGCAAGTATACCACACAACATGTTACCGGAGAGCTTTTCAACGACACTAAGACTGATAGTGAGGATATGCCATTGGTTTCCGTTTATATAACAGCAGATCCCAACGATGCCCCAAACTTATATAGTCAAGTATCATTGCTCTTAAAAGACGTTCTAAGGCATGAAATAGAACATATGACTCAATCTGGTTGGAATACTAAATCAAGTAAATATATTAAATCAGATCAAGCTAAAAGAAATAAAATTAATACCGGCAAGTTACCTGCTCGAGAATATTTCTTATTACCAAAAGAAATACCAGCAATGATACATGGTTTGTATACATATGCAAAGAAATCTAAACAACCATTAAAAGATGTGATCGCACAAAATTTCAATCAGTTTAATTTAAGTTATAATGACCAGCAAACAATACTGACAGTATGGCGTCCTTATTTGAAAAAACTAGGAATTAATCAGGAAATTTAATTGAAGAAATGGTTGGAAAAATCAAATATAATTCTTATTATTATAATATAAATTAATAAGTAAAGAGTTATGAAAAACGAAACATTTGGGGTAGTATTTAATGGTCGAGTAATTGAGGTATCGACGGGTAATGACATTTCTAATTTATTCAGATCTGCAATGATTAATGCAGCTGTTGACACAGGAACGGCACTCAAGTATGATTACAATACACAAAAGGCAAAAAGAATTATGATAAACGATTTACCAGATCATGGTACTGAAGTAAAAGCTACTCAAGTAGAACCTAAAGAAATAGATCCTATATTTGCATTGATAACTAACTCAGCTAAGATCAAACCAAATGATTTAGAAATATCTGATATTAAATGGAAATATCTAATTAGATCAGCAGTTCGAGGTAAAAACATAATGATGGTAGGACCTGCGGGTTGTGGTAAAACGCAAGCAGCAAAAGCATTGCCGGTAGCAACCGGAAGACCATTCTTCTATTTCAACTTAGGTGCTACTCAAGATCCTAGATCTACTTTGATTGGTAATACACATTTTAAAGATGGCGCAACTACATTTGATGAATCTGCTTTTGTAAAAGCTATTCAAACTGAAAATGCAGTTATATTGTTAGATGAATTATCCAGAGCGCATCCAGAAGCATGGAACATATTGATGTCTGTTTTAGATGAAGGACAGAGATATTTGAGAATTGATGAAGATATCAATGCACCAACTATACATGTAGCATCCGGAGTATCATTCATTGCAACTGCTAATATTGGTACTGAGTATACATCAACTCGTGTATTGGATAGAGCATTAATGGATCGTTTTGAAATCATTGAAGTAGATGTGTTGAATTTAGAAAGTGAAAAATCTTTATTAACTAAAAGATATGGTAGCAAATTAAATGATCAACAGATCCATGCAGTTGCTGACATTGCAGATTCTACTAGAAAAGAATGGAGATCTGAAGAAGGTAAACTATCAACAATGATATCCACACGTATGACGGTTCGTATATGTGATTTATTAGTAGATGGTTTCACATTGCTTGAAGCTGCCGAAGTAGCAATATTACCATTCTTTGATGCATCAGGTGGTGCTGATTCGGAAAGAACATTTATAAAACAAATTATCCAGAAGCATATCGCTACTGATGAAAAAGATATTTTCAATGTAGGTGACCAAGATGCAATACCAGTACCAGATGATACTGTTCCATTTTAAAATTTCATAGCTCGGAAATGGAGTGAGCCGTTTAACCTGATTCTTGGTATAACGGTTAGTGTATAAACAGCTCCATTTTTTTATTATTCGGTTGGATTTTATTGATTAATTTCCTATTATAATGATATAAAAATAGAAGATATGAAAGATTTAAGAAAAACAAATGTAATTAAAACCAAATCACTTCACAAATATAGTGCATCTAGTTTTTGGAGTAGTTCTGATTTCGATACCGATTTTAAAATTGGATCCAATTTAGATTTTACAAAATTAGCAGCAACTCAACGAGCTATAGGTAATTTCGTAAACATTGTTACTGGTAAACAAATTCCTGTTGTATTTCAGGATAATGATTCTAGTTACACAGATGGCGAACGAGTTGTTATTGGTTCTAAATTAGAAGATGATAATTTTGATCCAGCAGTTGGTTTAGCTTTACATGAAGGTTCTCATATTGCCTATACTGATTTCAGTTTATTTAAAAATGCATCATCATTATCAAAAAGTAAATTTAGTACATATATTACAACATATATTACGAATAAAACCGGAAATACTAAAGAAATATCCGAATCAGAATATGGTATCATTAAAGATTTACTCAATTGGATTGAGGATCGAAGAATTGATTATAAAGTATACACAATTGCACCAGGATATCGTATGTATTATGAAGCAATGTATGATAAATATTTCAATGACAAAGTTATAGATAAGGCACTCCAACGAGGAGAAAAATGCATTGAATCATGGGATGATTACATATTTCATATTATCAACTTTACGAATTCTAACAGAAAATTAAATACACTTCCATTATTGCAGCAAGTATGGGATTTGATCGATCTAAAAAATATACATAGATTGCAGCAAACAACTGATGCATTAGATGTAGCAATAGATGTTTATTTATTATTAGAACCATCATGTAATGCAAATAAAAATAAAGAAGTTGAAGATTTTTTCAATCAAAATGGTTTTGGTAATATTGATCCATCAGATATGCAATCAGAAAATTCTAATAATCCATCCGATATTCAATCAGAAAATGATTTTAATTTAGATGATCAAGATAGTGAAGCTGATGCTGATGATCAAAATGATATGCCTAAATTAAGTGACAATGACATTAAAAAATTAGAAAAAATTATACAGAAGCAACGAGATTTTATAAATGGTGTGCAGAAAAAACAAGGACGATTAACAAAACAACAATCGGCTTTAGTTAATGTTATGCGAGAATCTGGTACCGAAACTAGAATTGTTGATACAGGAATGTATAGTACAATATCAGCTGATGTAACGACAATTGTTATAAAAAAATTAAATAATGCTGTTATATGCACGATGCCAGAACTATTTAAACCAGGTGCCGCTAATGTTATCAACAATGAATATATTCATTCATCTAAAATGCATTACATTGATGAGTTGCAACAAAATGTAATGCATGGAATCATATTAGGTAAACAATTAGGAAACAAATTGCAACTACGAAATTCGGAACGCACACTAAAAACTACAAGATTAAATACTGGTAAAATTGATAGAAGATTAATAGCACAGTTAGGTTATGACAATGTAAATGTATTTCATCGTATAGTTACTGATAGATTTAAGAATTATTTTATTCACATTTCGATTGACGCATCCGGATCGATGTCAGGTGATAGATTAAATAATGCTATTAAATCAGCTGTAGCAATCGCACAGGCAGCATCCATGACAACAGGTATTCGTGTACAAATTTCATTAAGAGGTACTCAAAATTTACAAGGTAAAACGGAAAAATGTATTACATTGTATGCATATGATTCAGCTCATGATAAAATTAGTAAAATTAAAAATATATTCAAGTATTTACATATATTTGGTTGTACACCAGAAGGTATTGCATTTAAAAGTATAGAAAAAGATATTAAAGCTGATGCAAAAGGTGATGAATTAATTTTTATTAATTATTCTGATGGAGCTCCATCTCGTATACATGGTGCGGCTAGTTCATATGATGGTGTTAAATTTACTAAAAAGGTTGTGAATGAAATGAAATCAAATGGTATCAATGTTATTAGTTACTTTATATATTCGCAATGTTCTTATTCTTCATACTATAGTGATCAAGATCGAAAAGCATTTAAAACCATGTATGGAGAAGATGCTGAATTTATTAATCCAGTAAACATGATAGAAATTTCCAAAACAATTAATAATAAATTTTTAGAAATTATAAAGTAAAATATGAATACACATCGACAACAAAGTAACGGTAGAGTAGTAATGATGCCGGTTTATGTTAGCAATCACATAACAGATGAAATGATAGATTTATTCTTACAATCTGGTGAAGCAATGACAATCAATGCAGGTAAGCTTTCAGAACAAGTTGTACTTCCTTATTTAGAAAATCATTTTAAATGTAAAGGGGAAGTAGTGGATGCTGATGGTTATGATCATGTATTTGGAGATATTCGCAATGAACATAAAAAGTTAGCAATACGTAAAACTTCAGCAGCTGCAAAGAATATTGGAGCTAATAAGCAAGGTAAATGTGATACATTTTCATTTCATCATGCAACTGCAAATGCAATATATGTGATTGATTCTAATACATTTTATGAACATGCAATATTGAACTATGATAAGACCGGAAACTGTTGGGATGTTAATTTTTACAATGATATGCAACTAGTTGGTAAAGGTAAACGAATAGGTTGCAATGCATGGAAGAACACAGAAATGCTTATTAAACATGCAGATAAAATTTTAATATGATTTGGATCTATTAATATATTTATATAAAATAAAAATAAAAAGGTTATAACATGGCAAAACAAATTAAATTTGACACGGATGCTCGTGTAAAGTTAAAATCAGGAGTTGACGCTCTAGCAAATGCAGTAAAGGTTACATTAGGTCCAGCAGGAAGAAACGTAGTAATTGGTAAAAAGTTTGGAACACCTCATATCACAAAGGATGGTGTATCTGTAGCAAAAGAAGTGGAATTAACAGATCCAGTAGAGAATATTGGAGCACAAATGGTAAAAGAAGTTGCTTCTAAAACTGCCGATATTGCAGGAGATGGAACTACAACAGCAACGGTTTTAGCTCAAGCAATAGTAACCGCAGGAATGAAATTTGTAGAAGTTGGATCCAACACAATGGATATTAAACGAGGAATTGACAAAGCGGTATCTAGTGTGGTAAAATCATTACAAGATATGTCAATTGAAGTTGGTAATGATAATGAGTTAGTTAAACAAGTAGCTACCATATCAGCAAACAATGACACATCAATTGGTGAGCTAATTGCAGAAGCAATGAAAGTGGTCGGTAATGATGGAGTGATTACAGTAGAAGAAGCAAAGGGTACAATGACCGAATTGAAAACTGTAGAAGGAATGCAGTTTGATCGCGGATATTTATCTCCATACTTTGCAACTAACACAGAAAAAATGTTGGTTGAAATGGATAACCCTGCTATTCTTTTAGTAGATAAAAAAATCTCTAGCATGAAAGAATTGTTACCAATACTAGAACCGGTTGTTAATGCAGGTAGATCATTGTTAATCGTAGCAGAAGATTTAGATGGTGATGCATTGGCTACATTGGTAGTTAATCGTGTAAGGGGTGCACTTAAAGTAGCAGCAGTTAAAGCTCCCGGCTTTGGAGATAAAAGAAAAGAAATGCTACAAGATTTAGCAACATTAACTGGTGGTACTGTTATATCTTCAGAATTCGGTATTACTATTGATAAAGCTACATTGGATCATTTAGGAACAGCTGAAAAAATTGAAGTAGGTAAAGATTCTACAACTATCATTAATGGAGCTGGAGATAAAACCGAGATTACCGAACGTATAACGCAGATTCGTAATCAGATAGAAGCTAGTTCATCTGACTATGAAAAAGAGAAATTACAAGAGCGTTTGGCTAAATTAGCAGGTGGAGTTGCCGTTCTTTATGTAGGTGCACCGACTGAGGTTGAAATGAAAGAAAAGAAAGACAGAGTTGATGATGCTTTAGCAGCGACTCGAGCTGCAGTAGAAGAAGGTATCGTTCCTGGTGGAGGTGTTGCTTTAATTCGTTGCATCGAAGGATTGGATAAATTAGAAGGATCCAATGCAGATGAAAATATCGGAATTGGTATTTTGAAAAAAGCAATTGAAGAACCACTTCGTCGAATCGTAGCAAATTCGGGACTTGAAGATTCTGCAATTATTATCAATGTTAAATCTGGAGCTGGTTCATATGGATACAATGCTCGTACCAATGAATATGTTGATATGGTACAAGCTGGTGTTATCGATCCTACAAAGGTTACACGTACGGCTATCGAAAATGCAGCTTCAATTGCGGCAATGATATTAACAACCGAATGTGTTATTGTAGATGAACCATCTGATGATGAACTACCAGCAATGCCTGGTATGAATGGTATGATGTAATGAAACGGTTAATAGTACATAATGATATTGCATATATCATAATGCGTGAACAATTTGTATTTAAGTTTGCACCATCATTTGATGCCGAACCTGATATGGAAAAGGTTCAAGCATATATGAAATATATAGGTGCGGATCATGTATTACGTAGCCAAACTCATTTTATGTTTTGTAAAACAATTCAAGATGTAGAATGGGAAGAATTACCATTAGATGTAGCAGTTTAAGCACATTTAATACTATTTAAATTAAACACGGTATCTTAATGGTATCGTGTTTTTTTGTGTTTATATGGTTGGAATTTATTAATTAATTTCATATTATAGTAAAAAATGAGATATGAAAAACTTAGTAGTAGAAAAAACAGAAGTAAGATTGAACGATGAAGATAAAATAAGCAACTTCATTGAAGAATCAAAAAGTAATGATGGTGTTATCATCAAAATTCAAAATAATGTATATAGACATTTGATTGATAAGAATGGTAGCAGTTTTATTAAAAATATAACACCTATTTTTGAATTTGATAGTTATGACGAATTAGAAACAATTTTAAAAACAAAAATATGATAACATTATTTTATTTAGTAATATGGTGGTTAATTGGGTTTTTAATAATTCAAACCTATCAAAAATTAGGTGTTCTAATAATAGACACCAATGTAGATAGTTATAAATTTAGAGTTAAATGTTTATTTTCATTTTTAGGAATTATAAATTTGATATTAATTCCTATTTTTAGGGTGAGGTAAAAATATTGTTTTTACAAATTAGAAAAATTATACAAATGAAAAAAGAATTAGAAGAAGCTGCTGAAAACTATGGATGGAGAATCAAAACAAATACATTTTCTGATAGAGTAAAAGCAAATGAATTGGCAGAATCAGCTAAACAAGATTTTATAGCTGGTGCTCAATATCAAGCTGAAAGAATGTATAGCGAGGAAGATTTAAATAAGATGTTTGATACTTTGCAAAGAAATTCAGTAGATAATGTAGCTACAATAACCAATGTAGATTTATTTATTAACAGTTGGAAGCGAGAATTTAAAAAGAAATAGTTATGGAATATAAAGTGTTTAAGCAGATCATCAACACACACCGAGATGGTATGTCAATGATCTCCGAATTACATGATTTAGGTTTCGATTTAATGGAAGGTAAATATCAATTATGCGAAATCATAGATAAACAATTTCAAACCACATTGGAATTAGTTTATGATGAAAATGGTATAGATTGGATCAATTGGTTTATTTACGAATCCGATTATGGACAAAAAGATGGCATCACTGCAGACTTAAACGGAGAACCTATTTGTTATTCAACAAAATCATTATGGGAATATGTAGAAAAACATTATAAGTTATGACAGCAAAAGAAAAAGCAGAAGAATTAATAGATAGAATGTGGTTAAGTAGCAATGCACAAGATGGTGCTTGGATGGATTCTGAATTAGCAAAACAATGTTCCTTAATTGCAGTTGATGAGATATTAAAAGTATTACCTGATATTCAAGAATTATGGGATTATTGGGCAGAAGTAAAATCTGAAATAGAAAAGCTATGAAAACATACATACCATACATTATTATTTTAGTAATGACATATTTAGCAATTGCTTTTGTAAAAATGCAGTTTAATCCGCAGTATTGGACGGCAGGTGAAAGAGCATCATTAATTCTTACATATATAGGTGAAATGATTTTATATCCACTACTTAAACAAATAGCAAAATATATAAAAGAAGATGCTGAAATGTAAAAATAATGTAAATAAATATTAATATGGAACTAGTAAAAAGACAAGATAGATATGATTTATATGGTGATGATGGTTCTAAGATAGCTTCATCTTCTCCTAATCCATTTGGTAAACTATCCAAACAAAACTGTGATGAGATATTTGGAGTTGTTGATGTTAAGAAGTTAGCTAATAAATATGTTTCAGAAAATGATGAATATTTTGATAACTATAAAGAAAAAGGTCACAGTTTTGTTTCATTCAAAGATGGTTTCAACAAAGCAATGGAACTAAATAAAGATAAGTTGTTTGGTGTAAAAGAAGTTGTAGAACTATGTAAGATACTATTAAGTAATCCATTTGAAAAATGTGGAAAAACTTATCAAGAATTAACTGATAATTATATCCAATCACTACAACAACCAACAGAAATAGAGGTTGAGATTGAGATGGTATGTCCACAATGTAAAGATTGGGGATATGTTGATGAATGTAGAAACAATTGTAATAAGAAATTTTTACAACAAAAACTTGATGAAAATGGTTGTTTGATACTAAAAAAATTATAAGTTATGAGAGTAAACGAAGAATTATTATATAGCCTCTACATGGAATGGGTAAACCATGTAGCTGAAGAATGTGATTGGGTAACTAGTTTCGGGCCTGAATTCATTATAGGATCTGTGTGCCGGATCATAGAAGAAAATCCACATATAATAACACAGGATC